AGATGTTAATATCGCGAAGCGTAGTTCCCGGTCTTTCTCCTGCCCTTTCAGCAAGAACTCTGGAAACCGGGCCTTTCAATGCCGGAGGATAGAGAAGAATAGGCTTCTCAGCCAGAGCGATCGGATCACCGTCCATATCGAAGTGATTGGCCGCGATCTGGGCCTCGGCAGTTTCCAGGGCATCATGTGAAAACGCACCGCTTAACAGGTTGTCGTATGTCGTCCCCGTCTCTTCCGGGTTCTTGGGATGGCTGTCATAAAACGTGTAGTAACCATCCAGGCCTGCGACAGTAAAACCGTTATAGAGCTTAGCAGCAGTCTGCTTCAAAACAGCCGTCTTACCGCCAGACCCTAACGCTTCGGCGCGGACGATCTTTCTCTTTAGCTCCGCATACTCCATCTGCTCATTGACTTCAAATGAGACATAGAAGTATTTCCGATATTTCTGCTGAGTATTCGTCTTTTCATACCCGATGATGAAGTGGTCAAGGCCAGTATCGCTATCCTCGTCCACCGCCTGCCATTCTCCGAGCCCGGACATGTTGTTAGTGATGTAGTCCTTCGTCGGGTCTTCGATCTCGTCAAAACAAACCATATGAGCGTTGCCAGGAGCGTTGAATTTCAACATGGCAAACTCATCATAGATTGGCGTAAAAAGATCAAGCATTTCTGCGCGTGTCATAATAATCCTCCGATTTTATTTGTTTCTATTACATGCTCCTTATGGTTAAGCCTCTGTGCCGACCACAACAAAATGACCGATGGCATAACCATAAGTGTTAGCCGCAATAGCGTCAGCCGATATGTCAATATCGTCAATCATGAAACCGATACCTTCAGAGACGGTATCGCTGATGTCAATATCGTCATTGGCCTCAAGGTCAACGATCGAACCTATCGCGTCGCGTGTGATTACTGCGTTTGCCGCGACAGGAACCGAATATTGCGTCTTCGTGTCAAGCGGATAATATTCGACATACTTGGAACTTGAATCTCCGACAACGCCGATAGCCGCAACGCCCATATGAGTTGCCGCAAAAGCCGTTCCTGCGTTCGTCATGTAACCGCTTCCATTGTCCTGAAGCATATCGCCTTTGACGATCGTCACCGTTGCCGCAAGAGCATTTCTACGGGCAGGCGGTTCGCTTACAGGAATAAAACCGTTCGCCTGGTATCGTGTCAATTTCATATAATCCTCCCATTAAACTATCTGCTTGAGATAGTCGTCTGTTCCAATTTCCCCCTTGAGCCTGAATCTTCCTGACTCAAATTTCTAAGATTCAAACGCAAGCTGAAAGGAATGGAATTTACATCTCTTGATCCATGACCATAACCGCATTCGGGACAGACTTTAGGCTTTGTCTTGTAAAAAAGAATCCTGCCCTTGCATCGTCCGCAAACATAAAATGAATACTTGCGTTCATTTTTGGTCGTGGCCATTATTTTTTCTTTTCCCTGAACTTCTTTAAGGCGGAATCAATCATTGCTTGGGTGGCCTTAGACGCCCTCATGGTTTCTACCATCGCGTTTTCGACTTCTGTCAGCTTTTCCTCTGTCTCTTTTTTCCTTTGCAATGTTGTGCCTATACCCTCATCAGTTGAACTCAAACGGGCTATTTCAGCACTCAGGGTTTCTACCTGTTTTCTGAGTTCCTCGACCTCACTTGAGCTTTCTTTCTTTCCTTCGAGGGCTTTTTCCATTTCTTCCATAGCCAGTTCCGGGGCTTTCGGGTCGGTTTTTAGTTCAGGATGCTTTTCTGCGTAATCGAGCATAACGTCATATTTTTTATTTTCCTTTCGTATGGCGTTAAGAGCCTCGTCTTCAGACATCCCGTTATCCATGAGTTCCTTTTTACGCTTTACGATATTCAACTCAGGATGTTTGTCCAAAACCCTCATGTAAGACTGCGTTTGTTTTTCAAAGAGCTTCTTGGAAACGCCCTCACGCTGTTTAAGAATGAGATTTTGGCGCTTGTCAATTTCTCTCCTTAACTCACGGCGTTGAATCCAGGCAATAGCTGATTTCTGGTCTTCAAGTAGCCATTCGTCAAGTTCCGCATCTTCCATTTCCCGGCGCTTATCAAGGGGCAAAGATTTGTCTTCATTGAGATATTTCTTGACCTTCTCGGCTTCCTCCCTCTCGACTAAAGCCAAGATGTCTTCTTCCTTTGGAGCATCTTTCTCTTTCCGCAAAGTCTCCAACTCTTGACGCAATGTCTGGGCTTCCTTTGAGCTCTTGTCCTGCGTTTCCTTTAGCTTATTGGAAAGCTCGTCAATGCGTTTTTGAGTTTCGGATTTTATCTTCTTGATCCGTTCCTCTGCGGAGAGCTTGGCATCTTCGTCCTTTTCTCTTTTTTCCAGCAATTCGGCCTTACGTTTTTTTTCGGCTTCATCTTTTATCTCTTCGTCTTTCTTGGATAAAAGCTCGGCATCGAACTTGGCTTGTTTTTCAACTTCAAGCCGTTTGGTTTCGGCCTCTTCAGCGTCTTTGGCCTTCTTTTCCTCCTGTTGTTTCTTTTGTTCAGGAGTCAAAAGAGATTCCTGCTGTTTCTGGACGGAAGACTTACCCTGCTCCAAAATAACCTCAAGTTCTTTCTTTGCTTCCTCTTTTTTAAGTTCTGGCATGACTTCTCCTTTTTAAACCACCGTTTTTCTCGGATAACGGAGCATCCTTTTTTCTTCCATCACTTTTTTGGGTAAGTGAAGCAACCCCTTAAAAAAACAAAAGCCCACACCAAGATTGCTCTTGATATGGGCTTCTATGAGCCTCTGTTTGTTTATGGCGTTCTAAGACGCTCTTAAACTTTTACACTACCGAATACGAATTGCCAATCTTCTGATCTTAATTCTTGTTTTATTGTATTTATTGTTTCACATTTCGGACATTTAATTTCCAATTCAGTCAAACTTATTGTGACTGTATCGTTTCGTAATAAAACATCTTTTTCTAACTGAATAGGATTATACTTAAACAACAGCCGATGACAAAACTTACAGCGATAGTCTTTCATTATTCAATCTTCTTCGGTCTTCCCCTTACGATCTTCTTTTCTTCTTTAGGGGCTTCCGTCTCTGCTTCCACCTTTGAAGTTTCCTTTTTTTCTTCTTTTGTATCAAGAGTTTTTGCAAATTCGGCGATCTTGGCTTCTTTTTCTCTCCTTTGCCTCTGCTTTGCCACAAACTGTTCTTTACTCAATCTGATATTTTCTGGGTCATCAGGCAATGATTTCTCAACAACGAACCCTCTGTCTGTCCCTTTCTTGCTACCTTTCATCTCTGACATGCTTCCTCCTTTTATACCATCACTTTCTTCGGCAAGTGAAGAGCCGTTATTTTTGCAAATCAGTCATTTTTTTCCGCAACAACTCGACTATTTTTTCTGCATCTTCTTTTGCTTTGAGAGAAGCATAGGCGTTTGTCATGTCTTGGGCCTTTATGAACCTGTTAATCTCGCATTGCAAAAAATCTTTATGCTCTGCCAAGACTTCAAAGAATATCCTTGAATGTAGGATGGTCTGTAATTCGCCAATGTCTGTCGCACGATTATTGGACACTCATACCCTCCCCCTGGCCGACTGGCATAGCTCCTGGCAATGCCCCTGGTTGGGCCATATTTGCCCCAGGTTGCATTCTATCCGCACTTCCCGACTGATAGGGGCCTGGATTCTGTGCTATCGCTTGAGCCGCGATTTTAGAGACTACCTGATCTCTTTGGACATTCTGCATAAACTTCATGGCATTAACCATCGTCTTGAACAAATGGGCGTCAAAATTAGCCCTGTATTCCTCATCAAGCAAATGATATTTCTCATCCTTTTGCTTGGTATGTCCTTCCAAATGTTGCAAGGCTATCTGAGTTTCTCCTTCTGGTGGATCGAAGTCCTCTCCGTTCATAAAACGATACCACTCATTGTTGAGTTCTGTTTCGTCAAATTTGGCCTTTGGCTGTTCACCGAGATACCGGCGAACCTCATTATCGGACAGGTTAAGCATTTCCTTCAGCGTATCCGCACATAAATTCCAGTTACCGTGTGGATTGATCTGCGGATTGAGCCAGACCATCTGTTGACCTGTCTGGAAAGCATACATCTGCAACTGCTTCCTGTATGCTTTTGAACCGGCGACTGTATCAGGCGTCATCTGGACAGAAGTATCACCCCTTAAACTGTCAATGGACAGGTTCGGGAATATCTTTTTACCATCCTCTCCTATGACTCTTTCAGCCAAGCCTTTCGGTGGATAGTCCTGATAAAGTTCGAACCACATCCCGATAGCCTCTGTGATGTCCTGCTGGACACGGGAAACCCATAAACCGAACCTTGTTTCTGAATTTTTGTCTATCAGTAAATCTTGGCCTAATGTTTTGCTTTGGTTTGTCCGCGTAGTGAAGTAAGAGGCGGCCCCTGTCAACCGCTCCAGAACTTCGAACAATATCCTCATATCACTTTCAGCCCACGCCATAGACCTCTGGACATTCGGAATATAGACAGACTTGGGGTCGTCTGTCGGATAAAGGATCATCGGCTCAAGTTCGAGTTGGCTCGTTGTATAACCTTCCGATGGAGTATAGAAACCAAAAGGACAATTCGTAACATACTGGAAATCTGACTTTTGGTTGAATACGTTATTAAAGGCATTGACAACAGGAGCGATGATCTGCATAAGAGAGATACCCCGTATCATGCCCGGCTCATTACAAAGTCCACGACCGACAAAAGGAATCTTTCCTGACCTGTTTATCTTCCGTAAAGGCTTACCGCCTAAAAATTCCATGTTTTCCACATCAACATAGAACCTGAATTTTTCCGTTCTTCCGTCTTTCGTAAATTCTCCATACCATTCATAGACATCCACATTCAGCCTGCGAATGTCTAAATCTGAAATCCCATCAGGCGTAATGCCGAGATTCTTTAGTTTTTCTTCTCCAAGCGTCCTTTCTTTCTGATGGTAAACCTGGCCTTTTAATTTTTTCTTGTAAGATTCAATATCCTCTGGAATAAAAACTTTTCTCTTGATGTAATCCAAAACCTTCTCGCCGTCTAAATGCAGAATATGAATAAAAAACGGAAGCTCCTGAATGTTCTTTCCGTATTCAGGCATCAAGATGTCGTCAATATCAGGGATGTTTTCAATGATACCTTTTTCCATTCTGACCTTTTTAGTCTCAATATTGTATTTATAAGTGTTACCTTCCTTGTTTTTGACAGGAATCCTCTTGTCAACCCATTCTTCCCAGACCTTGCGGTATATCTTGAAGAATGAAGACCCAACGACTATGCGATTGTGGACAAAAGCATCCACTTCAGGCGCGGCATTGGCTTCCTGCTTTCCCATGCCCCATTTGGTGAATTTCTCCTGATTGTTTCGGTTGTCAATGTCATTCGTCCGCGTGGCTATGAAATTGATCGAGTCAGGGTTCCATGCGGTCGCAAGAATAGTGGCTTGGTAGCTGTCGGCTACGGCACGGGCCAAACCAAGATTCCTATCAGACATCCATGACTTTTTCTGCAATCCTTCCAGTTCAGATGGCCTGACCATATGATAATGTTTCAGGTCAAGTTCCTTCTGGGCCACATAACCTTCCTGGATTTTGAGTCCATATTCGACATCATCAGAAACGATGCTGATAATGTCCTTGCGTTCGGCTTCAGTAAAAGAATCGCTCCTGACATCAATCTTTATCTCTGTCTTGGTTTCCGTGGTCTTCTGGCTTGCGTCTTCTGTCTTTTCTTTTTTTATCTTCGGCATTATTGGACGCCCTTCTTTTTGACGATCTCCACCGTATCAGACAGTCTTTGCTTCAAAGTCTTCGTCTTTTCATCATCGGAGGACTTAAAAAAATCGAACTTCACCTCTTTTGGGGCGAGCCTGTCTATTTTTTTTAAACTCTTACACAGACTGCATTGACAGGACATGTCTAACCTTTCCTTTGGTGGGATTTATTAAAAGCGTTTTTACCCAATCCACCAACACATCTCTTGGCCGCCTCTTTGTAAGAAAATCCTTTGTTGAGATAACTGACGACACAATGATGGAAAGCGGCAGTATTTATCCCTTTACCTTCCGGCATATTCTTGAGTTGCCCGGCGTTTCGATAAATCTTTCTGATATTCGCAGGTTCAGGCATTATTTTCCTTTCTTCTTCTTGATTTCGCCTGGATAAGATTTTCCGTTGAGATAGCAAATATGCAGATAACGGCCATTTGAAAGTTTTTTTGTGCGAACCTTGCCGCCCTGAGAAACGCATCTTGTAAAATCAGCAGGCATGTTTGTCCTCTAATGTTTCCCAAATGCCCCTTTGACACGATTGACCAATCCCGGAGGCTTGATAATAGCCCCTTGCTTCATCATTTCCTGTTGCATGTCCATAGACATCCGAGCCTTTTCTAAAGCATGGACTATCTCGCATTGGGCTTGGTTAAAAAGAGACCGTTTATGATTTCCGACTATCACGCCAATGCCAAGCGTAGATTTGTCATGTCTGATTGCGGCAACGACGATTTCAGAAATCTCGATAAAGCCCTCTGGATTCTTGTTAAAGCGTTCGGCACGTTCTGCTTTTAGCTGTTCAGGTGTCTTTGTTTCTTCTTTTTTGATGTCTTCCATAACGTCCTTTCTAATAGACTTTCACGCGTTCAGGTTCAAAAGATTTTAATCCTGATATGTGCTTGGGGTTTGACATCCAGAAGTAACGATCAAGGTCGCAGAAATCCTTGTATTTTTCCTGAACACCTACTTTGTCCTTAACGTCTCCGTCAGATGTCATGATGTCTTTACGTGAATACCGGCTTAGATGTTTTATGCTATTGATGCAGTTGTCCGTGATGAAATATTTTGGCTGAAGGACTATCTCATCGCCTTTTTTCTCATAATGTAACATTTCCCTGACTTTCAAGTGCCCGGCTTCAAGTGAATCTATTCCATCATCGAATCTAAGACCCAACTTCTTCAGCTCTTCTTTCGGGCTTGTATGGGCGTGTTTATCAACCCTCTCGGTAAGCTGGACTGTCTTGTTGCCGAAATTCGGGTCAATGATCCTGCGGTAAACCGAAACTCCGAAAATGTCCTCAAGGGCCGATTCTTTTTCTTTTATGATGGACACATATTCTTTGTAGGTCTTGCTGTCCGAGTTCATCTCGTTAAAATCCCTGTTCGGATATTCGTCAACGCAATAGGCCGTTCCCGTTGAGTGCATGGCGATCCACTTCATGGCCCAGGGCTTTCGATCATGGGGATCGAGTATGTGATACAGAGTTACGTTTGAGAACATGGCGTTTTCAAACGGTATCACATGGATGTTCTTGGAAAACTCAAGATAAATCTTACCGGATAGGTTGACCGGGATGCCATAGATACGAGCCTTTATCTCGTCTTTTGTCAAAAGTCTTATTTCCTCTGCTACTCTTTCTTGGTCAAGATACGGATTATCAGTAGTCCATAACATGTAAAATCTGACTCCGTTTTTCTCGCAGACGATAGGAAGAGTTTCTTTGAGCAAAGGGGCAAAACGGCTCTCCAAGACCTCATGGTCTTCAAACATGTCCTGGATCAGTTCGGTTACGCCTTTTAGCGAGGTCATGGAGATTATCATTTCCCCGTTTCTATCTAACAATCTCATAGCCTGCTCTTTGTAGATGTCATAAGGCGGTTCTTCGTCATTCCAAATT